GTATCGTGGGCCAGGTCGCGCCGCTGGTGAAGGCGACCCAGGACATGCGGGCCAGCCTGACCACGGCCAACGTCGAGATCGCTACGCTCAAGAGCAAGATCGCCAAGCTCGAGGGCGAGCCCGTGGTGACGCCGCTCCGGCACGCCTCGCGGCCGGCCGGCAGCGCCGTCACCAAGACCGCGGACGGCGGCGCGATCAGCGCCGGTGGTGGTGCCACGGATCCCGCTCCGCAGTCGGCGCTGCTGCAGAAGGTGCTCGCGGTTCCGGCCGGCCCGGAACGCGCCGACGCGTTGCTGCGCGAAGCCTACCTGTCGACATCGAAATAGCTTCAGGCGCCAGCCTTCTTGTCCCACGCCGCGCGGTCGTGCTGGCGCACGCCCCGGCATTTGTCGGATCCGCTGACGCCTGAGCGGCGGCGGTCATAGAGGAGTCTCGAATGGCAACCCGCGTCGTCCAGCCCCGGGATGCGGTGATCGACCGCTTCCAGGCGACCATCAATGGCACGTCGGCCCCGGACAAGAACCGCATCGGCTACATGTCCCGCAAACGCGCCGCCCATACGCTCGATCTCTTCAAGGCGTCGTTCGGCAACCCGATGACCGACGACCAGATGTCGGACTCGCTGCGCAAGAGCGTGTCGGTCGCAACCGGCCTCACCTACTACGATCTGCGGGCCCCGGCCATGAACCTGTTCCCGACCGTGACGCCGATCCGCAACAGCCTCGCCAGGATGCAGCGCGAGCATCCCGGCGAAGCCGCGCACTGGAAGGCGGTCGTGAACACGATCGGCTCCGGCCAGCCCTTCATGGGGTGGGTCCAGGAAGGCCGGCGCAGCGCCTCGATGTCCTACGTGACGTCCAACAAGTCCCTGTCCTACATGACGCTGGGCGAGGAAGACAGCATCACCGAGGAAGCCCGCTTCGCGGCCGATGGCTTCGAGGACGAGGATGCCCTCGTGCAGCTCCGGCTGCTGCTGCGTACCTTCATCAAGGAGGAGGCCGGGCTGATCGGCGGCGACAACTCCCTGCCGCTCGGCACTCCGTCCGCCCCGACCCTTGGCGCCTCCGGCTCCACGGCAACCCTTCCGGCCGGCACGTACAGCGTCATCGTGGTCGCGCTGACCCAGGAAGGCTACCTGAACTCCTCGCTCAGCGGCGGCATCGCGCAGGCGCTGACGATCACCGGCAACGATGCCCGCACCTATGTCCTGAACGGCGGCTCCTCGAACAAGTCGCCGAACACGACGCAGCCCATCACCCTGGGCCAGGCGCTGACCGGCGCCGAGACGCCGGTCACGGGTGCCGTCGCCTATGCCTGGTTCGTCGGCGTGGCCGGTCAGGAGACCCTGCAGGCCATCACCACGATCAACAGCGTCGTGTTCTCGGCGCCGCTGACCTCCGGCCTGCAGCCCGCCGCCGCCATCACCGCGGACTGCAGCACGAACCAGAGCTACGCCTTCGACGGCTTGCTGACCTGGGCGTTCAACCCGTCCAGCGGCGCCTACGTCAACACGCTCCCGACCGGTACGGCCGGCACCGGCACTTTCCTGACCAGCTCGGGCGCCGGCGGTGTCAACGAGATCGACACCATGAACAAGGCGATGTGGGACAACTCTCGCCTCAGCGCCACCGTGATCTACGTCAATAGCCAGGAACAAAAGAACATCACGGCGAAGACGCTGAACGGCGCCTCGGCCCCACTGCTGCGCTACAACCAGGAAGTCGATGCCGAGGGTGGTGCCGAATACAAGGTCACGGCCGGCGGTGTCGTCAGCTACTACTTCAACCCCTACACCCCGGACGGCGGCGTCAAGATTCCGATCAAGATCCATCCCAACCTGGCGGCCGGGACACTCCTCGGCTGGGCCGAGCATCTGCCGCCATGGTACGTGTCGAACGCCGTGCCGGAGTGCGCTGTCGTGCAGACCCGGCAGGATTACTACAGCGAAATCTGGCCGAAGGTTTCGCGCGAGCAGTATTACGGCTGCTACTCGCAAGAAGTTCTTGCCGTTTACGTGCCGTTCGCCATGGGCCTCCTGACCAACGTCGGCAACGGCTGACCTCTCCGCAACATCGGCGGCCCCGGAACGATGCCGGGGCCGCCGACCCAACACCACTGAAGGCGGAGATGCTTCGCTTCATCAGGCGCCTTTGGCTATCCAACAAGGGAATTCCCCACAAAATGCAGATCCGTGTTGCTCCGCCGGCGCCAGGCGCCAGCATGTCCTTCGCGGTGGGCAAGCCCGACAAGTACGGAGCCGTGATGGTGGACCAGCGGATGCTGGAGCACGCCCTGGCCCACGGCTGGCGGGTCGAGCACGAGCCGCCCGACGAAGCTCCGGGCGCAAATGACGCCGCGACTCCGGAGTCCGGCGCCGACAAACGCGGCGGGAAGCAAGCTCGCCGGTCATAGGGCGCAGCCACCATGGCCACTACCCGAGACCTCGCCGACCTGGCGAGCCTGAAAGCCTACATGGTGCCGCTCGCGGAGACGACGCGCGGCGACGTCGTGCTGGCCCGCATCCTGACCAGCGTGTCGCGCGGGATCGAGCAGTACCTGAGCCGCCACCTCGTCGCCGAGAGCTACACCGAGCTGCGGCACGGCAACGGCCTGGAGTCGATGCGCACCAAGAACTGGCCGATCATCTCCGTCGCGGCAGTCACGATCAACGGCCACACCGTCACGCCGGCGCAGGGACCCACGGGGCCCGGGTACATCAACGACGAGCAGTTCATCTACCTCCGGCCCGGCGGCGTTCCCGGCGGTGGCGGTGGCCGCTTCGCCCCTGGGATCAAGAACGTCGCGCTGTCCTACGCGGCCGGGTATCTGACGCCCGGGCAGGTTGCGCTGGCTGGCCTGCCGGAATGGACGGCCGAGAAGCCGACCGCCCCAGGGGCGCAAATTCTGCCCGGGAACGGCTGCGTCTACACGGCCAGCGGCGAGGGTGCCACCGGGGCAACCGCTCCGGCATGGCCGACCACGATCGGCGCCGCCGTCGTGGACGGGCTGATCACCTGGCGCTGCACCGCGGCCTATGTGGCGCCGCCGGCTGGCGCCGAGCCGCTGCCCGATGACATCGTCGTGGCTTGCCTGGAACTGACCAGCTACGCCGCCACGATGCGGACCCGCATGGGCGATACCTCGGTCGGTGAAGGGCCGCAGCGGGTGAGCTTTATGCTCAAGAACATGCACCCCCGCACCAAGGAAGCGCTGGATCTGCATCGCGCCGTGGTGCCGATCGCCGACGTCGTGATGCCGGGCGCCGCCGGCGCAGGACGGTGGTGAGATGCCGCTCGACATCACCGTCACCGAGAACACCATCGCGGCGAAGATCAACCTTATCACGCCGGCGGTCATGAATGCCGCGGCGCGCGAGATATCGCTCGTCACCATCATGCTGGTGGGACACATCAAGTCGGTGACGCTGCCGAAGTCCGGCCTGGAGCGCCGCACTGGCGCACTGAGCCGCAGCATCGTGCCGGGCAAGGTGGAACGCGGGGCCGCCAGCGTGACGGGCCGCGTTCTGGCGGGCCAGGGGCTTCCTTATGCCCGCATCCACGAGTACGGCGGCGAGATCAAGCCGGTCCACGGGCAGTTCCTCGCCATCCCGCTCGATGCCGTTAAGACGCAAGCCGGCGTGGCGCGATTCGGCCCGCGGCAGGCTGAGAGCCAAGGCTGGAAGACGTTCTTCGCCGGTGGCGCCATCATGGGCAAGCAGCCCGGTGACGCGGAGGCGACTCCGTTGTTTGCGCTCAAGCGCAGCGTCACGATGCCGGCCCGGCCATATTTCGCACCCGGCATCCGGGACAAGAAAACCGAGGTCCAGAACGCGCTGGCGCGCGCGCTCGGCGCCGCCATCGAAAAGCTCTGACGCGTCACTACCGAGACAAGCCGGAGCGGCACGGGTTGGCAGCCCAGACCAGAGTCCGGACGAAAGGTGCCGGGCACGAGCCGTCCCGCCAAGGCGGCGCCCGGCACCCCAGAATAGGCAGGTCAGATGTCGTCCCTGGGCCGCGAGGCCATCTACAGCGCGTTCTTTGAGCAGCTCCGCACCATGCTGCTGGCCCCGGCCGGGTCATTCGGCTACGCGGGCCGCCGCATGATCAATCTCGGGAAACTGCCGGCCGAGCAGTACCCGGCCTTCTTCTTCGTCGAGCTTGGCGAGGAGTATGACCGCGGCCAGCGTTTCGCGCCCGCCAAGGTGACCTTGAGGGCGCAAGGCATCATCCAGACCCTGCATGGCCAGATCGAGGATGATTCTGCCGTCGCGGACCTGAACAACCTTGCCGACGCGGTCGAGCATGCCGTCCAGATCGCGTGCGGCCGAACGGCGCAAAACACACTCGATGATCTCGTACAAGAGGCATGGATCAACGGCAGGCAAGTCACGACCCCGGCCACCATGCAGAACCGGTGGAGCGAGCAGATCCTCGGCATCGAGATGGTGCTGCCGCATTCGAGGTAATGTCGATGTCTGACAACGTGCCGACCTACGGTAGCCTCCCGGTCGAGATCGACCCTGTTGCTTGGTTCGGACGCCGATACACGCCGCCCTCGCCGATGGACGTCGGGGCGATCCAGGATCAGATCGCCGGGCAGCTTCGCAGCTTCCTGGCAAAGGCAAACCTCGCCTCGATCGGCGTCTACGAGTTTCCCAACTACGATCTCGACAAGTGGTGGGCCAGCAAGTCGATCGCGTTCCTGCTGGTGGCGTATTCGAGCACGCGCCTAGGCCAGCCCATCAACTCCACCGCGATGCTGCAGGAA